TTTTCGGGCGATGTGTCTCTGTGCGTGGCAATCAGGAGTTCTCGAGGATACTGCCCCGACAGAATAAGCATATTCAGTTCGATGGCTCTGAATATCTTCATTAGCGTAAGGCACGCATCTCGAAGCTCTGTAATTGATATCTGCGTGTTCTGGTTGCCATTTCGGGGTTTGATGAGATTGGATTGAGTTGCTGTTTCTCCCTCGTTCATTCCCCACTGCCAGTGAACAATTTTGTTGCGAAGTGATGTGATCTTATCTAGCTCGGCAAGTACGGAAAGAAGGTCGGACGAGGCTTGGCTGTCAATAGTGGATGCTTCCGCTACCTTACTCTTAACGAGTTTGAACATTCCTGCCATTGAGATATTGGTCTCAACGATTAGTTGCCGTGACGCTTCAGGGCCAATCCCAAGGAAGTGAGAAAAAAGCCCTGATATCCTCCACTCAACCATGGAGTAATTGGCAATGAACTGGCCTATGGCATGTAGGTGCTCATCGGAAGGACCGCAATCGTATTGACGGGGCCAGTCTATTGAGAAAGCAGGTCTTGGTTTGAATTCTTCTTCTGACACGGTGACCTCCTGGTCATAAAACGTACCGAAATTGGCGCACCCCGGTCCCTGGGCCTGCACGCTCAGGGTCGGGAACCCTTACACGAAGGCGAGACGCTACTACGGCATATGCCCGATCGGTAGCTATTGATTTGCACAGTCACCCGCTTCGGCGGGTTTCTTTTTGTCTGGAGATTCCTATGGCCGAAGCATGGCCCGCTGAGCTTTGCCCGGCGCAGATGTCGTGGGGCTGCCGTTATAACAGCCGAGCGTTTACGTCGACTCTTTCAAATGCTCAGCAGATTGTCGGTTACCCTGGCTCGTACTGGACGTGCACGCTTCAGTTCGATTTGCTGAGTTGGGAGAAAGAGCGACTGCTATCCGGGCTAGTGGGGCGTCTGCGCGGGATGGTCGGAACCGTGAACGTCCCAGCATTTACCCGTTCGCGTACGGATGACGTCGGCACCCTGACCGTCGCGGCCGCCGCTACGAATGCCTATGCAATCGATGTAGCTGGCTTTTCGGTTGCTGGCCCTGTGTTTCGGGCAGGCGACTACATTACTGTGACCGGCCAGATGTATGAGGTCGTGACCGATGCGTCAGCCGCGGGAGGTAAGGCTACGCTTACCGTCAATAAGCGTGTGAGAGCCAGCATCGCAACTGGTACGCCGATCGAATACAAGAACCCCTACTGCGAAATGAGAATGACGACTGACTTCTCGCCAGTAAATCGCGGATCGGTATCAGTGGACGGCTCAATCGAGCTACGGGAGGCGTTTTGATCCAGAACTTCCCCATGAGCCAGGCGGTTACGGACATCATCGCCGCGGGCCCATTCTCGGCGCTGTACGCAGTGGAGCTCTTCTTCCAGGAAGAGACCGTCCGTGCGCATACCGGTACCGGCGAATTGATCCTCGACGGCCAGGTGTACTACGGCGTTGGGGAACTGGGCGAGATCAGCGCGGCGCGTGAGTCCAATAACGCCAGCGGCCCTATGTCGGTCGAGCTGACCTTGAACGGGCTGGACAGCGACATGATCCGCGAAAGCCTGGTGCTGGGCAGTCGTGGCCGTGAAGGGCGGCTGATGTTCGTAGTGATGAGTGAGTCCGGCCAGATGGCGGCGGACATCCTCTTCTCCGGACGCATGGACGCTGCCCGGTTCAACTATGGCGGCAACGGTGGAGACAACACCATCACCGTTCCATTGGTTGACCGTATGGCCGAGTGGAGCCGCCAGGGCACCGAGCGCTGGACGGATGAGAACCATCAGCTGCGCTATCCAGGTGACCGGTTCTTCTACGCCATCGCGCAAATCGCCAATTGGCCAATTTACTGGGGCGCCAAGAAGGACTCCCCAGCGTTCGAGTATTCCTGATGCGAAACCGAGACTGGGCTACACGCCTATGCAACACGATCAAGGCCGCCACTGAGCGGCCTTTTTCATGGGGCGAATTTGACTGCTGCCTGTTTGCGGCGGACTGCTGCATTGCGGTGTGTGGGGTAGATCCGGCCGAAAAGTATCGCGGTAAGTACAAGACCGAGCGTGGAGCCAAAGGGGCGCTAGTCCGCAATCACGGAAGCCTAGAAGCCGCATTCGATGCGTACTTCGAGCGGGTAGAGCCCGCCATGGCTCAGCGTGGTGACGTAGCCCTTACCGATAGCGAAGACGGCCGATCGATAGCGGTTCGCTGGGCGGATTCCTGGTGGAGCACTGCAGAGCATGGCGTGACCCGAGTGAACGTAACGCCGGTGATTGTCTGGAGAGTTGAATGAGCAAGGCAGTCAAAACGGTTGCTGCGGTTGCGGTAGGGGCGGTCGTTGGCTTCCTGATGGGTGGCCCTGCCGGCGCTATGTACGGCGCTGCTATGGGATTGGCGGTCGGTGCGTTTGCTACCGAGATGCCGGTTGCGAAAGGGACAATCCGGCAGAACGAGCCCTCGTCCCAAACCCTGCGCTCGTCCAAAGCCGCGGCTCGATTCATCCTCGGCAAAGTCTCCACCGGCGGTGTTCTGAATTGGGCACAAGAGCAGCCCGGCGAGCAGACTGAAGGTGAATGGCTGCACCTCGTGTACGTGTTGAGCGAAGGCACGATTGATGGTGTGGAAGACGTCTTCCTGAACGAGGAGCCGATTGGCAACTATGGCGCCGACGCATCCTACGAGGTCGTCAGAAACCCAACTGAGCCCAACGCATTCCTCCTAGCAAACTGCCCGGGCTGGAAGAGCACGCAGATCGGCAAGGGGCTTTCGTATATCCGCGTCTCGCTGAAGTACAGCGCTGAGAAATTCCCATCAGGGATTCCGGACACCCGCTTCGTCGTGCGCGGCCGGAACGATATCTATGACCCGCGGACCGGCGCGTCTATCTACACGGAGAACGCAGCGCTCCTGATCCTCTGGTACCTGCGTAACCGCTGCGGTGTGCCCGATAGCGAAATCATCATGCCGTCGTTTGCGTCGGCGGCGAATACCTGTTCGGAAGGCGTATCGAATCCCGATGGCGGCAACAGCCCTGCGCGCTATCGCTTGGGTGCGGTGATCGGCGCGGACGAGCGCAAGACCGACGTGCTCCAGAAGATGCTGGACGCGTGTTCCGGTCGGCTGATCCGGGTTGGTGGCCGCTGGATGCTGCAAGTCGGCGCCTATTACGGTCCGTACGACTTCACCATCACTGAAGATATGGTGATCGGGGCGGTAACCGGGACCGTTGAGGTCGACAACGAAAGTGCAATCAACACCATCAGCGGGACCTTCGTTGATCCGCAGCAGGCGTGGGCGGAAACCGACTACCCGTCCGTGTCCGTGCAGGAGTGGATTGCCCAGGACGGTGTCGAGCTGTCCGAATCGCTCGATCTTGCCTATGTATTCGATCCCTACCAGGCGCAGCGTCTCGCGAACATCAAACTGCGTCAGCGTCGGTCTGGTGGAGCACTGAGCATCCCGCTCAACTTCTTCGGCTACAACTGCCGGCCGGGACGCGTGGTGCGGGTAAACCTGCCATCGCTCAACATTCAGGGCGAGTTCGTCGTCACCGATTGGTCGATGAGCGCTACAGACGCGTGCACGGTGACGGTCGAGGCGTACGACGCGGAGCAATACGACGATGCGGTAGGCCAGCCGTACAACCCGATCGGCTTTATCCAGATGCCTGCGGGTGGGCTTGCGGCGCCTACGAACCTTGTTTGGGCGCCGGACATGAACCCGGAAGTTCGCCAAGGCGTCCTCAGCTGGGTCCTGCCATACGGGGAGATAGCCTATTCAGGCGTTGTCATTCGCAATGAAGCGGGCGAGTCCGTGCAGACTTACCAGGTGCCCGGCGCGACCTCGAATTGCCAGGTTCAAGGATTGCCAGCCGGTCGTTACGCCATGTCGGTGTTCTGCCGATCGGAGAAAGGCAAATCTGCCGAAGCCACCATTACGGTCTCCGTTCTGGGACCGCCTCAGCCGCAAACAATCAGCGTTCAGGCAGGTTTCGACTCGATCACCCTGATCCCTTTCAACGTCACCAGCCTGAACGGTGGAACCTATGAATACCGCTATGCGCTGACGCCGGTAGATCAACCAGAAAAAGCCACACTACTTGGCCGCGGGGGGTCGTTTACCCATAACGGACTGGCGTTCAATACGACCTATCACTACTACGTGCGGTCCGTGAATGCCTACGGAACAAGTGCGTACCTGTACGTTTCGGCAACGACCGATAGCAGCGCCCAGAACATCCTGAAGTTGCTGACCGGGCAGATCCTCGAGGGTCAGTTGGGTAAGCATCTAACGGATCGAATCGATCTGATTGACGGTGGGGTAGGCACGCCAGGTTCCGTCGCTCACCAAGTCGCGCAGGAAGCCAAAAACCGTATCGACGCGTTGACGAAGGAGGCTAGCGAGCGAGCATTGGCTGATAAGGCAAATGCTGATGCTCTCGCTGCGGAGGCAGCGACCCGTGCGGATGCCATTCTTGCCGAAGCAAAGAGCCGTATTGCAGCGATAACTACTGAAACTCAGGCCCGGCAGACCGCAGATGAGTCCCTGAGCAAGCGCATTGACACGGTATCAGCTTCCATTGGCGATAGTGCAGCTGCTATCCAAGCAGAGGCTAAGGCTAGGGCGGATGCTGACAGCGCCCTTGCCGCGCGCGTCGATACCGTCGCCGCTGCAACCGGCAGCAACGCATCGGCAATAACCGTCGAGGCTAAGGCTCGAACCGATGCCGATAGCGCACTTGCTTCCCGCCTGGACACGCTTTCGGCGTCAACGAGCGGCAATGCGTCGGCGATAGCATCCGAAGCGAGCACGAGGGCCAGCGCTGACGAAGCTATCGGGAAACGTGTTGATACCGTCAGCGCGACTCTTGCCAAGAAAGCGGATTCCGCCGCGGTAGATAGCCTCTCAACGACGGTGACGCAGCAAGGAAATACGCTCACTAGTCAGGCCAGTTCGCTTACAAGCCTAACCAGTAGGGTCTCTGAGACGGAGAAAACCAATACAGCGCAGAGTGGATCAATTCAGTCGCTGGATACACGCGTCACTAGCACAGAAGGAGCACTGGCGAGCCAAACGCAGCGGGTAGACGGCATCTATGCGCAAATCAACCCGCCTTTGGCTGGCGATGCGTCGATCCCGGCAGGTAGTAGCACGGTGCAGGCCGGAGTTTGGTCCGAGCAGCATGCACGGGCTGCGGCTGATATGGCGCTGGCCGAACAGGTCGACACCGTAGGCGCGAAGGCAGCAAACGCTGAAGCCGCCATCACGGCGGAGCAGCAAGCCCGAGCATCCAGCGATGCGGCGCTGGCGACTCAAATAAACTCGCTAAGCGTGAAGGTGAACGGCGAAATCTCGGCCGCAATCACAGCCGAGCAGAAGGTACGGGCTGACGCGGACAGTGCACTAGCGCAGCAAGTCACAACGCTCAGCGCCAAAGTCGACAACGACATATCCGCCGCCATCAGAACGGAGCAGCAGGTAAGGGCAGACGCAGACAGCTCGCTAGCCAGTCGAATTGACACGGTCCAAGCAGTTGCCGGTGATGCCTCTGCGCTGGTGCAGCAAACGTCCCAAGCAGTTGCATCGCTGAATGACGGAGTTTCGACTCTGTGGTCGGTGCGCATGCAGGTCAATAGCGCCGGCAAGGCAGTCAATGCTGGCGTCGGATTGGGGATCGATGGCAAGACGCAGCAATCCGAGTTCTACGTTCTGGCCGATCGTTTCGCTGTGCTTACGTCCCTCAACGGGACAGTTACCAGCCCATTCGTGGTGCAGAACGGCCAGCTGATTGCGAATAGTGCCATCTTTGGTGATGCCACGATTGGATTTGCAAAGATCAAGGATGACATCCAGTCCACCAACTACCAGGCCGGGATATCCGGCTGGATTCTCAAGAAGGACGGCACGTTCGAAATCAACGCACCGATTGCCGGCGGTGGTCGGACCGTCATCAACTCTGACGGCGTAAGTGTGTTCGATCCGTCCGGCATTCGTCGGGTTCGCTTAGGAAAACTGAGATGAGTGAATTTGGTCTGGAGCTATATCGGCCAGACGGATCTCTGAGTCTGGGCATGCAGGACTTCACCCTCCAAAAGATATTCGAGATGGTCATACCCGAAAGGAAGGGCGAGCAGATAACCAGTGCTAGGTCTGATTACCTGGTAGTTACGGTGCCTGGATATAGACCGGATGACTGTATCGTCAGTATCAAACCTATGATTTATGCGAACTACGATCAGGGCCGGGGCTATACTTGGGGGTGCACACCAACTTTCGTTGATCTGGGCGGCGAGCAGATCGGCATAGTCTGTTACACCAACGGCCAAACCTACGTCAACGACAGGTATTCATACACCAGTAGCTACAACTCGGTGCAAAGCCTTTTGGAAGTCATGAGGTTCAGGGGAAGATGATCGGTTTCGAAGCAGTAAACGATTTCGACTCAATAACCATCTCGGACTCTCATCGTGTATTGGTGTTTGCGGAACGCGGCACGTTCATAGCAACGTCAAGCAACTCCAATACGCCCGGCTATGCAACCGTCACGTTTGGGAGGCCGCTGACAACCCCGGCCGTGCCTGAGCTTTTTATCCGCCTGATAGACGCCAACCGCGCCAGTGTTGAGTGCTACTTCAGATTCTTGGGAGGGCCAGGCAACTGGACTGGATTCGTCATGACGTTCGCCGCCAGTTCCGCTGGCAACCTCATGCGGCATACTTTGGAATATGTGCTTTGCAAGTTTTCGGACAGCCCCGCCATTTCCGATTACGGCATGGAATTTTATGACGCCTCCGGGAATGGCGCAGTAACCTTCAATAGCGACGACAAGATCGTTCGCTTCAACAGGTTCACCAAGCAATGGGTCTTCTTGTCTGCGGCTGACATCGTCATGCGATACACGTCAGGGATACAGATGGAGCTTGACGAGTTTATCGGTGTCGCCTCTTTCGATAGGGGCCCCGTTTTCTTTCGGGGCGATTATGTTGGCCTGTCGTTAATGCAAAACAACGTGCGCACCCTGGGCATGCTGATCAACTACGCTACCCCGAACTACTCTAATAGAGGGCCCGGAGGCATAACCTACTTCAATTTCTCTATGCCGATCTGCCGGTTCCCGGCTGACCGATACTAGTGCAGAGCTTGCTGTAACCGGAGATATTCATGCCATTTCAAAAAGTAAACCTCGGCGCCACCGGAACGGGCGCCGGGGGCGATGACCTGCGCACGGCACTAACGAAGCTGAACGCGAACTTGGACAAGACGGCCGAGTTGGATTCAGACGCTTTGAAAGCAATGATCCGCGCAATAATGAAGCTGTTCGGGATCGGTAGCTCGAACGGCGTCACCAGCGTAATAGACCCGAACACAGTGCGTGAGTCGGGTTTCTATCAGGGTTCTGGTGCCAATGGCATTAACTGGCCGGGTGACAGCAAATATGGATATCTGATCCATATAGTACGCAACGCTGACAGGTTTTTTCAGATAGCCGCTTATGCAAACGGCCCTGGTATTGAGCCTCAGTTCTTTTTCAGGGGCTCTGCTGACACAGGCGCAACTTGGTCAGAATGGCGCGGCACTTGGCACGACGGCAACCTTAAGAAGCAGACGACGCTTTTAGATGCGACTGTTGGTTCCATCATGAGTGTTGGCGCTTTCGGTCTGGGCGGTCCATCGCAGGTCAGCAATGACTGGGACTCGATTGCAGTCACAGGGTTCTACTGCAACACGATAGGCACCGCCACGGGGACGCCAATCAGCGGCGTTTCGCCTATTCATCTGATTCACGTAGAAAGTTCTAACGGTGCTGTACAGCTCGCAATGCGGGCAAATGTAACGTTGCCGCAGACTTGGCGCCGTTCGAGGGCGGGGATTACAACCTGGGGTGCATGGCAGGAAGTCGCTTATACCGATTCGCCCTCGTTTACAGGAAACCCAACAGCCCCGACTCAAGCGTCCGACAACAACTCCACACGACTGGCCACTACGGCGTTTGTGCGAGCGGCTATGGCCCAGTTCGGTGTCGGTGGCGCGGTGAATCTAACAAACCGCGACCTAAACACGCTGACCACTGCTGGCTCCTATTACGTGTCCAGCCCCACGAATGGACCTGCCGGGGTCGGCAGCGGGTACATCACGGTCCTGCAATATGACACCGGCGCTAGCTTTGGTGCCCAGCTGTACATGCCTTCCACAAACGTGGCAGGCAATGACCTTTGGTATCGAAGACGGATCAATACGACGTGGGGCGGCTGGATAAAGCTGGCCTCGGTAGATGAAATCAGCGCGGCCTTGATTGGCCTGACTCCGGACAAGGCGTTCAGGCGCGGCAACATTCTCGGCACAGTGTCTGCGGATGCTTCTGGCATCCCTACTGGAGCCGTAATCGAGAAAGGCAGCAACACAAACGGCGAGTACGTCAAATTCGCTGACGGGACATTGATCTGCACCGGAATCGTAGGTGCCGTCATAAGCGTTACCGACCCGGCAGCATCTGGTTTCCAGAAACTAGCCGGCACCGCAACGTTTCCCGCCGCATTCTCGGTAGTCCCGAAAATCGCTTATAGCTCGCAAGCGCAATCAGGCTGGCTATCGATCGCGTGTTCGGATTCTAGCCCAACAACGACACGTACTGGGCAAGCCTATCTGTGGTCGCCGAACAACGCAGCGCGCGGCCAAGTCACCTATATCGCAGTCGGTCGGTGGTTCTAATGAAAATCAATCTCTCCCCTCATCGATCCGATCATCAGCTTCGGGTTCGCAAGTCAGGCGACGTGCTGACTATCAACGGCACGAAATACGGCTTCACTCGGATCCCTGAAGGCGCAACGCTGCCGGCGACCGCGACCGATTGCCCGTTCCTGGTGGGCGATATCACGCGGCGCAATGGTGAGCTTGAGCTCACGCTGATCCTGCCGCACGGGGCTGACCCGTCCGAGTCAGTGGCATTTCCCGAGCCGCTCCTGGATGTACAAGACGGCGAAGTGATGCTGCCCACTGATACAACTGAAGAGGTGGCGTGATGGCTATCGACTGGAACCAGCTTGTAACTGCTGAGCGAAAGGAGACCGAAGCGCGCAAAGCGTTGAGGGCGCGCATTGCCGCTGCACGCTATGAGCGGGAAGTTGCCGGCCTGATGATCAATGGCCTAATGATCGACACTGAAAGAGATAGCCAGGCGCTGATCACCGGTGCCGCGCTCGAAGCCACAATTGATCCGGAATACGTTTGCCGCTGGAAGACCTCTGTCGGATTCGTAGAGCTGAGTGCGGACGTGCTGATCAATGTGGCACGCACGGTCCGTCGCCATGTACAGGCGTGCTTTGATCGCGAAGCTGAGCTCCTGGAAGCGCTGGACGATGGCAGTTTTACCGAAGCCATGTTGACCGAGGGCTGGCCGAATGAAACGGTTCCCGAACCCGCTGATAGTTGAGCTACTTGAAGATCGGAAGACATGGCGCCTGGTGGCGCCTTTTTCGTATTTGGACCCTCAGCATGGGCTGATCGAAGTCCCGTCTGGGTTCGAGACTGATTTCGCATCAGTCCCGCGCCTGCCCCTGACCTTCGCCTTGCTAGGAGCGTACGGCCACGCAGCTGCCGCGCTGCACGACTGGCTGTACGAGTCAGGCGAGATGACCCGAGCGGACGCTGACGAGGTGTTCAAGAACGCTCTTAGATCGTCCGGCATAGCGCGCTGGCGAACATGGCTGATGTTCTACGGCGTCAGGCTATTTGGCAGCGAGAGATACACCCACAATCCGGCATGAGCCGGTATTTTTTGCCTGGAGAACCCATGCCCCTATTCGAAATACGCTGCGGAGCGATCCGACCGGCGTTTGAGCTGCTGCCTGCGCGCATGAAAAGTCCCGAAGCCGAACTGATGCTTCTAGCTATCGGGCTGCAGGAATCCAACCTCACGGCCCGGCGCCAAGTAAACGGGCCCGCACGAGGACTCTTTCAGTTCGAAATGAACGGAGGCGTGCGGAGCGTCTTGCTTCATAAGTCCTCGAGCGAACTTGCCGCGTCTGTTTGCCGAGCCCGTGGTGTGCCGCCGAATACCGACGCTGTTTACAACTCGCTCGAGCATGACGACGTACTCGCTGCGGCATTCGCCCGCCTGCTGCTGTGGACCGATCCCAAGCCGCTGCCAAAGCTGGGCAACGTTGGCGAGGCGTGGGATCTGTACAACCGCGTCTGGCGCCCGGGTAAGCCACACCGCAACCGCTGGGATCCCCTGTACGCCCGTGCGCTTGAGGAAGTGAGGCCATGACCTGGCTTCGCGCCACTCCGCTGTGGGCGTGGACGCTCGTGGGTGGCCTATTGGTGGGTGGTGCCATTGGATGGTGGGTGAACGGTGCGCGGTGGGAGAACAGACTGTCCGTTGCGCAGAAGGAGTATGCCGAGGAACGGCAAGGTTTTGCGGAGCGAGCGCAGGAGGCAGAAGCCGAGCAGCGCCGCATCGAGAGAGAACGTCAGCAAGCAGTCGACGAGGTCGAGCGTCATGCGTCAGAACAGATTGAGGTGGCCCGCGCTGATGCTGCTCGGGCTGGCAGTGCACTTGACCGGCTGCAGCAGCGGTACGAAGCCGCAACAGCCAGTAGTCGAGCCTGCGGCAATTCCATCACTACCCAGCTCGGCCAGGCAGCCAACGACGCCGCCCGAGTGCATGCCGACGTGCTCGGCCGGGTTGGAAAGGCTGCTCAACTCTATGCTGACGTCGCCGACCGAAGGGGAATAGCTGGTTTGGCCTGCCAAACCGCTTTTGATTCACTAGAAGGAGGTAGCCGATGACGATCCAGACGAAAGAAGCGTTTATCGAACTGGCCGGGCGCTTGTGGGATGAGGCGTTCCCTCAGCAGCCGGAGCAGCCAAAGCCTGAACAGAAGGTCATCTACTCATTCGAGTTGCCGAACAGCCCGAATAATGGGTTCGAGGCAAGCATGGAGATATTGACCCTGGCGATCAGTGCGATCGACATGAGCAAGATCCCGGTCGGCTCGGTGCTTGAGTTGCCAGATGGCGGCAAGCGCACCGTCACCAGCGTTGGCCCGGCCTATGGAAACAGTAAGGCGATGATCAAATTCACTGGCGGCATGGTGGTCGGCAAGCCCGGTACTGTGAAGGTGCTCGCCGGGGAGGGCGTTGCAGCCCCAAAGCCTGAAGGGGTGTCGGAGTCGATCGTTGCGCCGGCGCCCGAGCCTATAAAGGATGAGCGGAAGCTGGACTTCGATCTGTACCTGATGGGTGTGAACCTTGCCGGGGCCGAGTTCAACCGTGGCGTACTGCCGGGCACGGCGCCAACGAACTACCGACGCAACACTCGCGAGACGTTCCAGCGTGCGGCAGGGCATGGCCTGAAGACCATCCGCCTGCCGTTCGCCTGGGAGCGCCTGCAACCTACGCTGGACGGTCCGCTGGACAAGTCGTTCCTTGCCTGGATGCACAACTGCTTTGCCTGGGCGAAGGAGTTCGATCAGCGGATCATTCTGGACATGCACCAGTACTTTCGCCGCAACGTCAACGGCAAGGATGTGCTGATTGGATCCGCCAGCGCGCCGCTACAGCACTTCCTCGACATATGGAAGCTGATTGCCAAGGAGTTCATGGGCTATCCGAACCTGCTGGGTTACGAGCCGATGAACGAGCCCTATAAGACGAATGGCACCTGGGGTCCGGCAGCGCAAAAGGTAGTTGATGCCATCCGCGAGGTGGACGCCGACACGCTAATATTCGTGAACGGGGACTTCTACGCCAGCGCGCAATATTGGATCAAAGATCCGGATGGTGTTTTGACAAATTCCACCTTTCCCCTGAAGGGGAAGCGGATTGTGTACACCGCCCATGGCTACCATGACCCGAATGGGTCCGGCCGGGATGCAGATCCAGCGGCAGCCGTAGCCGCAAACGTTGGGGTCAATCGCTTCAGGGTGTTTGTGGAGTGGTGCAAGAAGCATGGAGTGATGGGCGCGGTTACTGAGACCGGTATCGATTACCGTCAAAACCAGACGGCCTACAAGGCGCTGGAGGCGACGCTCGAATACCTGATCGGCAACGATATTCTCGTGACCTATTACGCGGCTGGGGATGGCTGGACGCCTACGAGTGACAATGCCTTGGAGATCAAGGAGAACGGAAAGTACTTCTACCTGCCGCCGATCGACATCATCAAGAAGTTCACCAACCGCAAGACCAGGGTCATCGGCCCTATCGCCTAACCTCTGAGCTCCCGCTCAGTCCTGTCTATCTCGTTCTGCAACCTCAGCGCGTGCATCTGTACGACGGTGTCGCCTTTCTGTGGGCGGCATTTGTCGAGCTCGCGTTTGAGGTTACGCAGGCGGCGGTAGAGCAGGGTGCGGTTGTGGTCGCATATTTGGTCCATGGCATGCCCCTCTGTGGGGTTGCCAATGAGACATTGCCCCAAAGGTCCGGTTCGGCATGCTGGGGGAAAATGGGGGGAACGATTCCCCCAAAGCATGTGGAATCATGACACGTCAGGAACTGTTGAATGCTCGTAAATTGGGGCTTCTGGAGTCCGTTGTACCCAGCTAAAAAGGGCTGCAAACGGATTCGAAATCCGTTGTGTCCTCACGGGCACCTAGGGTTCAAATCCCTATCTCCCCGCCATTTCAAAGGCCTCCAGCGGTTTATGGCCCTGGAGGCTTTTTCATTTGGTGCAAATTTGGGGGAACGGGTCCTCGTGACAGCTCCCCCAAGGTCCATTAAATTCCCCCACCATGGCCTACTACGAAAAACGTGGCGACTCCTGGCGAGCCCAGATCCGTCGCAAGGGATTCCCGACTCTATCCGCTACCTTCGACACCAAAGCAGAAGCCCAGAGATGGGCGGCAGAGGTCGAAGGGGATATGTCGCGTGGACGGTTTGTGGACATGCGTGAGGCAGAGCAGACCACTGTCGCCGAAGCATTGAAGCGGTACCGGCGCGAGATCAGCGACCAGAAGAAGGGTGCAAAGCAGGAAGGCGTTCGTATTGAACGCTGGTTGCTGCATCCGCTTGCGGAAAAGTCACTCGCCGCGCTGAAGTCATCAGACCTGGCCGCATACCGCGATCAAGAACTGAAGGATGGCAAGTCGACCGCTACGGTGAGGCTGAATCTCGCCATCATCAGCCACCTTTATACGATCGCGATGAAGGAGTGGGGCATCAACGGCCTCACGAATCCGTGCAAGAGCCTGCGCATGCCGAAGGGCAGCAAAGAGCGCGATCGGCGACCGACTACTGCTGAGCTGAATGCTATCTATGCCACCGCGCGGGAGATGTCCCCCGAGATGGCGGCGATCATTGAGTTGGCGGCAGACACCGCCATGCGGCGGACGGAGCTTGTGACTCTCCGTCGTTCGCAGGTGAAGGGGAAGGTGGCATATCTCGAGGACACGAAGAACGGCGAGCGTCGCGCGGTGCCGCTGTCCTCCCGGGCGAGGGAAATTCTGTCGTCACTTCCGACACGGATCGACGGGCAATACTTCAGCCTGTCGCCAGCGACGGTAAGCAACTATTTTCCGGTGATATGCAAAAAGGCGGGGGTAAAGGAGCTGCGTTACCACGACCTACGTCACGAGGCCACGTCACGCTTGTTTGAGCGGGGTTTTACGATGATGGAAGTGGCAAGTATTACCGGCCACAAGACTCTGAGCATGCTACGGCGCTATACCCATTTGAGCCCGGCTGACCTAGCCGAAAAGTTGGGCTAGGCCACGCCTCGCAGGGAAGGAGGCGGGTTACGCTTCCGGCCCGTCTTAACCTTCACATGCTGACCCTGCGCGCACTCACGCAGGAACGTCCGCACATCATCCTTCAGCCACGCGTGGTAAACGCCGACCCGAAAGGATGGCGGCAGCCACGGTGCGCCCCGCCTGATTCCCTCTCGTATGGCTGACTCAGTCTTGCCGAGCATCCTGGCCAGCCCGGCCACATAAATGACTTCACTTTCTTCTGACATGGGATAGATCCTCTGCCGGCTGGCGGCGGTTATGCGGCTTCAATCGCCTGAAAGGAGGGTGAATGCTGTTGCTGCCACTCGCGGAACTTGGCCATTTCCAATGGCTTTAAGTCGGTCCACCCGATGGGCCAGCCCATTAGCCACTCGACCCACGTCGGGTTCAGCTGGCCACCGTCCGAGGCCATCACCGCATGGTCCAGCCGATCGTTGCTGCGATCCGCTCCAGATTTTCGCGTCAGGCTCGCTGGCGAGCTGCCCTTGGCCATTGATGCGACCGGAGTCGGCCATGTTCGCGAGGCGACAGCCTCTATCAAAGTCCCGCCTTCCCGCCCCTTGCGCGGAGTGATCCGGCCTCCCTTCGTCCCAAGCGATGCAGTTGGTGTCGGCCAGAGGTTCACAGCCGTTGCCAGCCCGAACCCCGACTGCTTCCCTGGGTAGGGGCGGTTGTAGTTTCCGGCCACTGTCGGCGTGGGCCACAACCCAGAGTCGGTCCCGCTGATGGGGCGCTCCGCAGTCGGATGCTGATAGACGAAGCCACCGCGCGTCATACCCCAGTTGGGTAAGGTCGCCGAGGACCACGGCAAGGCCTCGTCCCACAAGCAAAGGTGAGTTCTCCACGAAGACGTGGCGAGGTCGTACCTCACCGATGATTCGTGCCATTTCGCGCCAGAGCCCAGAGCGAGCCCCATCAATGCCGGCGCCATTCCCGGCAGCGGATATGTCCTGACACGGGAATCCGCCCGAAACCACGTCAACAAGGCCTCTCCATGGTCTGCCGTCAAAACTGCACACGTCAGACCAAATCGGGAAAGCTGGGAGGCATCCATCGTTTTGTCGTTGCGCCAGAACTTGTGCTGCGTAGGCATCACGCTCAACGGCACAGACGGTGCGCCATCCCAAGAGGTGGCCGCCGAGTATTCCGCCACCAGCGCCTGCGAAAAGAGCCAGCTCATTCATGTAGTCCTCGTTTTTAAGGCATAACGTGCCCATCCCCGCCATCCGGCAGGGTCATAAGTGTGGGGTAGGGGTGGGTTAGGCGGTCAGGAACAGCGCGATCAGTAGAAGGCCCGCCAGCTCGCGGATCAGGTTCATGCCCTCATTCCTCTGTCCATCCGCTGCTGACGATGAATCACCGCCCAGTTCGCACGACTGTCGTGGAACCCGGCCATCCAGGCGCAGCGCTTACCAATTTGCGTAACGGGAAACGGGCAGGAGGACTCTTCGGCAGCCCTCTTGCCCATTGCATATTCGTGGGCGTACTTCATGGGGTACTCCTGCGCCGGGGTGGCGCGAAGGCGAGTTAGGCGGGGCCAGACAGTGCTTAGCGGGGCCTTTTCAGTCACCGCACATGCAGTCGGCTAGGTCTTCCTGCTCGCTGATCTCGAAGTCCAGCGGCATCTGGCGACCGATCTGCTCAGCCATCCAGGCCATGGCCTTGTAGTTTGGCCGGTCGCGTCGGAAGACCTGGCCAGTGCGCTCCTCGGCTTCGATCCACCACCTGGCGCTTTCGGGGTTCTCGACGATGGCGCGGAGGATCTTGTCCGGCGACTTGAGGAAGCAGAGGTCGCAGTTGCCCAGGTCGGAATCGATACCCAGGTCGAAGAGCTGGCGCGCCCAGAAGCTGTTTACGTCCGCCTTCAGCACGCCGGCCCGGAACATCGGGGTGACGTTCTCCCACCGATTACCGCCTTTCTCGTTAGCGGCCATCATTCGGTGGTAGCGTCGCGGCTCGTCCGCCCTGATCCCGATGATCGCGTCCCAGTGATCCAGGCCGAGCACGTCGCGCATGTACCAGGTGCTCGCCTTGATCTTCATCCGGTCGGTGCACATCCGGTTGACCGGGTTGGGCAGGATGGGCGGTTCGCCTTTCTCCTCGCGCCTGAGGTTGGCGTAGTAGGCCAGCATGGCGTCGAAGGGCTCGCCATTACGTCTGGCCGTCTGGTAGCTGACTACCTTCCAGCTCAGCCCCTGACCGTAGACGCCGTCAAACTCAAGCCAGGTAATCGGCACATTCCAGTGCCGCTGGCACTCATGAATGAAGTCGAGAGTCTCCGGCCGCTCCTTGCCAGTGTTCTGGAAGGTCACGTGGACCCTCTCGGGCAGCCGTCCGCCGTGCTCTTCAAGGATGTGATAGAGCATGTAGCCGGAGGACCGACCACCGCTGAAGCCGATTTGAGCCGGTCCGGTGACATGATATGGAGACATGCGTGTTCCTTAGGGCTGGCGCACAGCGCCTCACTGCCTTGCGGCACGAATTGAATTGAAGGGTGGTGGATTGCCCGTTGCGGGCTAGTGCGTCTGGTAGTGCAGGACTTTCTCTATCGTCCGCACGTGCACGCCGAACTTGGATGCGAGGGCTTTGGCGCTCGCGATTGAGTTGATTCGCTCGATCTCTGCCTTTTTCCACTCATGCAGGCGCCGAATGTTCTCGGCGTCGTCGCGGGTCAGGACTTGGTTGTGGCGCATCTTCACGGTGCGGCACTCCTGCGCGTAGCCACCGACTTCGCATGCGCCTGAGCCTTGCGCTCAGGGCAGCTGATCCGGAACTTGTGCTTACGATCGCCGCCCATGATGGGTAGCGTCTGGATGGGGCCGCGCTTGGCCTCGAACTGAGCGATCTTCGAGGCGAGGTCTGTGCGGTACTGCTGGCGGGCGTCAATGGCGGGCTGGTCGATCATGCACACTCTCCAATCTGACGACGACGCGCCCGGCCAACGTTGATATCGAACAGGTCGGCCACGTTCCTGACCATGGCGCGGCTTATGCCCAAAGCCTGGGCGATCTCGCATTGATACCGGCCGGCGTCTGCCAGCGGCTTGATGCGCTCGGCTATTGCGGCTCGAGCATTGTCCCGCTGGGGGCGGGCAAGGGTTGCGTTCGGGCGGGAAGGGATGATTCCGTGGTCCCGCATGGCGGCATTCAACTTTGGGGTGGAAAGCCGGAGGGTACGGGCGATCTCGACCAGTCCTGCACCCTCGGCATTCATTCGGCGGATCTCGTCGACCTCATGCCGGGTGACCTCCCGGTACCGCCAGTGGCTTTGAGAGACGGGCCTCATGCTGCCTTCTCCTGCATCCTCCGGCGCATGTCCTGCTCGAGCTCGTCCAGCTCTTCGAGGAACCGCGCAACTTCTTGCTCCATCTCGCGAATACGCGCTTCGTCCCGGTGGTATCGGAAGCATGCATATTGCAGTTCCTCCGGCAGGCGATCGTCGAAACTGACGAAGTCGACCCACTCCCGGCCGGCGCACGCCATCTGCGCGAGCATCTGCCATTCGTACTGCGTGTCGTGCTTGCCGGATTGCAGGACGGCTATGTGCTGGGCAGTATTGGGGCACTTGATCTCGAGCATCCCGTCGTTGCCAACCAGCCCGTCAGGCGAGGCCCCCATCATCGGAATGCGTGGGTGTGTGATCAGGCCCGTTTCCAGGGTCATCACGCCGGCATCTACCTCGTATGCGGACCTTGCGATTGGCTCCAGCTCTATGCCGCGTTGCACGGCAGGCTTGCGGGACAGATCTTCGCCACCAGGTACGCCGGTGAGGCGTTCGCATAGCAGATGCATCATGTAATTGTTGCGGGTAGCAGAAGGGGCACTTCCGCGCCCCTTTGACATTACGTCCTTAACCTTGCTGGCCGTCACCTTGCCGAGGCGGGCCGCGAACCATTCATCACTGCGCTGATCCATCCTTCACCTCGGAATATTCGGCATCGATTGGCTGCTCACTGAGAGCTTTCTTTCGCGCGTCCTTCGCAGTGGTTAGCTGGTCCCGTGCGGCTTTCGACTTGTACGTCTTCCATGCTGTGCCGAAAGCGACCTGCAGGTCTTCCATGCTCTGCGCTGCCTGAATGCCCGCCACGGCCTCGCTGACGTCCTCGTACTGCTCAGAAGGCGTCACGTCGCGCTCTACGATGCGTTCAGCTTCGTCCTGGTCGTAGATGCCAGCGAATCCAAAGGCAAGGCGTGCACACTGAATCATTGCCTTGTGACGCAGCATCCGGCGCGGGTGCGACTGCCACGGCTGCGTGCCGCGCTTACACTCAGCCATGTATTCCGTCGTGCTGATCGCGTGGCTTCGGTCCTTGCGGTAGATCTTGCAGGTGCACTCGGTGCCCTGCGGATCCATCAGGAATTCCATGCCGTCGAACTGCGGGTTCTCGTTAATGATCCGGGCCCAGCCATCCACGCCAACCACCGGAACGATGCCATTGTTCTTGTCGGGGAATGCGTATAGCTCTTTGGTGAAGGGGTTGAGCTTGTACTGGTCGGCAACGATCAGCAGCGCGACCATCTGCGAATCGTTCACCTGTCCCTTGAAGCATGTCTGCTTCAGCGTGTTGGCAACCTCTTCGGGCGTCGTGCCCATCTCGTAGCGCGTCGCGAACTTATTCAGCAACGGCGTCAATGCTGTACTCATGTCTATCTCCGCGCCAGAACGGCGCTGGTGGGGTTATTGCTGGTGACGATTCCGCACTTCCCATGCTTGGGAGTTGGTGGGGTACGTCTGGCGGACTGGGTGGAGCGAGTAGTTCGTGCCCATGTCTACAGCGGCTTGCTCAGCGCGCTGCTGGGTGCGCTCACGAAGGGCTTTGAGCTCGGTGTCGGTGAGGGGAGGGTTCAGTACCTTGATGTTCATGATCACACCTCCGGAGCTGCGGGAAGCGGCATCCAATGGGTTATTGCGTCCAGGCACTGACTTCGGCTTTCTCCGAATACTGTCCAGTACGGACGACCCCAGATGCACAGATAACCGGCGCCATGCCAGTTGCAGTGGAAGTCATTACTGCCGGTGTTCATCCATCGCTTTGTATCTAGCAGAGCAACAACCTGATCTACTCGAGGCAGTTGATCTTCAACACTGATCCACTGGCTCATGTCCTGAACTCCACCACCTTCGCCTGCCTGACCACCTTCATGTGTCCTGGCAGATCGCGGACAAGAAAAAGGCCCTGTTGATTGAGGGCCTTGACGAGTTCGGCGCGGGTATCGGCCTTGGGCTTGGTCATGCTGCTGCTCCTTGCTTGAATCGGCGGTCGCGTTCTTCGCGGCGCTCCTGACGGGCGTTCTGGTCTGCCGTGGTGAGCTCGGCATGGAAGCAGATGCACTGGTCTGACGTGATCAGTTCAGCGTGGAAGGCCATGTCGATGTAGCCCTTCACATACCAGCGCTCGACGTAATCACCTTGGGCAACTTTCTTGATCCATTCTCGGATCATGCGGGCGGCTTCTTCGCTGTGGCGCTGGCTCATGCTTCACCTCGATAGTCAGGAAACTCGCGCTTGAGTTGGCGCTTGATGGCGTCGTTGCTGATGTTCTGCACCGCCAGCGTCACGGGGTCTTTGCTGTAGCTCCGGATGCGCGGATAGAGCGCTTCGCAAAGCGCCTCAAGCAGCGCCTCGTTATCACCCAGGGCGTTATAGAGGCACTTGGGGTCTTCCATGTGCTCGGCTTCAAGCTGGCGTTTGCGGTTCTCGTACCGCTGTCGCCGGAGTTCGTCCCGGTCGACCTCGAAGTAGTACCGGGCTTCAAGCGATCCCGCGTTACTGATTGCATGGCTCATGGCGTCATTCCTCCATCTTCCGCAGAAGCCTTTGCGCTCGGGCTTTCTTGCGTGGCGAGTGCGATCTACGAAACCGAAGGATCTGCTTCGCGGTTTTATCGTTTGCCCATAGGGCAATGCCGAGGTCGCAGCAGACGATTGCTACTGGCTCATAGCCAATTCCGTTGTCCACGTAATGGAATGGGTCTCGCTTGCAAAACGGGCAGCTCATGGCTTTCTCCAGGCATGGCAAACCCTTCCGTCATTGCAGGAATGCGGGAGGGTTCAGGGATAAAGGGGAGGGGAAATTGGCCGCGCCAAGGGGATTCGAACCCCTGTGTCTGTGACTAGCAGCCGGTTGCCGTTGGCATATCTTCCGGAGTCGTCAGCTGACCGGCTCTTCTGCCTACACCGTATGGCGCGTTATTGGTTGCATAAATGTCGGCTGGTTACGCCAGCCACTCGGTTGGTACAGGAGCGAATTAAGGCCTAGTTGAGCGCCAAGCATTCCAGGCGGTGACATCCACCTGCGCCACATGGACAGTTTCCTCACCTACAACCCAAGTCACAGCGAATGTGCCGCCAGGGAACAGGAACGTTGCCTCTTGCTGGTCGTTTCGCGCCCAGCCTCGTACCTCCGTAATGCCGGGGAACTTGGTCCGCGCTGCATCTACGCAGGCTTGTCTGCGATCCGCTTCCGCCTTGCGGTCAGCAACCTCGGCGTCCTTGCAGTTCTCACAGCAGAAGACCAGATCCATGCCGTAGGCGGGTGATTCGGTATCGCTGTCTACTGTCTCCCCGCAGGTCGCACATGAGTACCAGAACCCATTGGCAATGAACGCGGAGTGCGGAATGCCAGTCTCGGCGTACTTATCGGCCCACGGCATTCGCTTGCAGGAAACCTGATTGAAGTCGCAGCCTATCTCGTTGGCGCCATACCGACGGGCTGCGACATTAGTGGTGGCGAAGCGAATTACAGCATCTTCAGGATCATCGGTTTCAACGATGAACGCTTTAACTTGCTTGTCTGTGCTCATCACGCCTCTCCGTAATCTCAGGCTTCGGCCACGTCTCGCGGTTCTGCCAGTCGTATGCCTTGAACATCGTGTTGATGATCACCTTGCCGGCCTGATCTAACTGGCGGGCTAGCCGTTCGGAATAGGTGGGTTCGGTCATGGCTGATGGCCTTTCAGGGCGTGCTCAAGTGCGTCGATCACCGTAAAATCAAGGCGCTCAGCATTGGTGGCAAAGTCCCCAATGTCGTCTCCGACCGGGTCGTACAGCTCGACCCATCCCGCGCCACGCTCGACGCAGAGTCGAATCTCCCAGCCCTGAGGAAGTTCGCCAGCTGCGCGTTGAAGCGCTTCATTCAGCGGAACATGACGCGCCTGAGTCTCCGCCATCGCAACCCGCTCAGCGAGAAGGGCGTCGCGCTCTACTTGCTGCGCATGAAGCGTGTTGACCAGTCCGTCGATCTGCTCCTGCAGATCACTGACCGAGACTCCGTAGCTATCGCCATCCTTGGAGCGCACGTCTACACCGAGCAGATCCCGCAGCAAGGCGACCATTTCGGCCGGATCGGCGATTACGTAGTGGTCGTCAGATTCGCGAACGTACTCGAAGCCTTTCTTTAGGCACTCAGCTTGCCAGTTCACTTCCTTGCTCATCTCACTCACCCAATAACCAATGCTTCATCAACTTTCCGCATGACCCTGAACTGAGCCATGCGACGTTCAACTGGTGGACGGCGTACCGGATTAATCGGCTGGGCCGTTTGGCTCACCATCACTGCGCACAGGGCCAGAATCAGTGGGCTGATAATTCCGCGCTTCATGGCTTCGAGGCAGAGGCCTCGGACAGAGCGCTGCATGCCGAGGGTGAACTTGGCGCGCTCCAGTCGCTTGCCTACCGATACCGGCGATAGACCCAGCTGCCTGGCAATCTCCTTGCTCGTCATATCGCTTGCAGCCATGACAATCGCTTCAACCTGTCCACGGGGCAGGCCAGCGTCGAGGCGACCTTTCCAGCCGCCGTAGATCAGGGTGTTTTCCATCTTGTACTGCTCCGTTGGTTTCCCAATGCCCACTCTTGCGAATGGGCATCAGGAAGCATTCGCTCTATCTGCACGCTCCGTGCCCGCTACTGATTGCAGGCCGTGAGTCTCCGGTAGTTTGGCGGTGGGCTTCCCTCGCACCCAGCTCGATCAGCGTTACTGTGTGGTCATAGGGTCGATACAACCTGCTGCGCACAGCCCTGGTGCCCGGTGTGATGAGGCACGCAGCAGGAGGTCCGGCGCTCCTCATAGCCGAGGCTCGGAACGCTAATTCGATACGGTTTTTCTGGCCTCCGTTATGCGGCACGGTGGGCTTGCCGAAGTCGGCGGGAATTCCCGCTTACCTATCTCCATTACGCGTTATGTCGGATTCATATCTCTACCGTTGGCCGCTACTGGCGACGCCTCAGGCGACTTGCGCAACTTCGCGTGACTGCATGTGGCGTCACGACCAGTTCCAGAGCTGGCATGGAGATCGAAATTTGTTGCTCGCGCTGTACCGGCCGAAGCCAGGATCGATCTGCGAGGTTCCCATCATGTGTAAAGAGCGTTTCGGTTTCCCGAGGCTTCTCAGCCCGTCTCTGCGTTTGCTGCGTCGACGGACAAATAATCACGCATTGTGTTTATCGTGTCAACACGAGATGTGATTATTTTTATCGCGGACAAAAGAAAGCCCGCACAAGGCGGGCCACGGTGTGATTAATCAATCACTTGGCGATGCTAAGTCCTCTACGCCTACGTACCGTAGACCACCAAAAGACCCAGCCGATGACTCGAACATGCGCAAATTCTTCAGCGCTCAGTATCTCGTCAGGGTACTCGGTATCGTTTTCGCTACGGATGCGTACTCCGCCCCCAGGCAGGCGATACAGGTATTTCACCCGAAGCATGCCGTCTTGGTCGAACGCGTAAATCTCGCCATCGATGATATTCGTGGTACCGCGATCGATACCAATTGTTGCGCCATCCATGATCAGACGCTCCATGCTGCGACCGGCAATCGTCGCGCATGCTGCGTTGGCTTCCAGTACTCCAGCTTCTCTCAGCGTTGATCTTGCAAATCTCAGCATCCGGCCCGGCACCTCTATGACCTCTGTGGCGCCGCCCCCGGCTGCCAACTCGACTTCCTTGTAAAAAGGTATAGCAACCTCGTCGTCATGCAACGGCGTTTCGCTATCCCAAGGCGACATGGTGCCTATCAGAATTGCATTTGGCTCCACGGCTGGCCGCTCTGCATCGGCAAGCAGTAAGCGGTCTTGAGATATGCGGAGTACGCGCGCCATCTTGGCCACGTCCTCGAGCGTTGGCTCACGCGTGTCCCGTTCATAGTTGCCTACACGAGACTGCGAAGCCCAGCCGCATGCCTTCGCAAGGCCTTCCTGGGAGAGGCCTGCAAGTTTTCTGTAGTGCGCGATGCGCGATCCGAGTGTCTTCATGGCGCGGATTTTAATCACGCTGTGAAATAACTTGCCTTCACTATTTGTGTTTGCTAATAACACGATATGTGTTTATCCTTGGCACATTAAACACAGGAGTACGGCAATGAACCGAATCGCAGAGCTAAGAGAGGCCGCCGGGATCACCCAGGCAGCTCTGCATCGCAAGCTCAACTGGAAACAGTCGCGTCTGGCTAACTACGAATCTGGGGTTCGCCCGCTAAAGCTTGAGGATGCTCGCAGGATCGTCAAGGCGCTGAATCAGCTAGGTGTTCGCTGCACGCTGGATAAGGTGTTTCCGCCTTCGTGCGAACGTTCGGGCAAGGCCGCGTAATGGACACTTCCATGTGCTCTCTGTCCATGGAGCCCATTCTAGGGGCTGGCAATAAGCCACATCAGGCGCCTGCGGCATCTGGTGATTCATCCAGTAATCGCGGCGATGGCCGCAAGGTGTTCTGACATGCAGTACACCATCACGATCAACCAAGCCAAAGCACTCGAATGGAACCTGAACGCACAACAGGCGTTGTTGTTCGCGTTTGTCTACGAGTGCCCGTCCTGGGCGCGAATGATGAAGACCGATGGCGGCGATTTCTATGCCTTGAGCAAATCCAAGGTCATCGAAGAGCTGCCGATTCTCACTGACAAGCCAGACACGGTTTACCGGCTCATGAAGCAGCTGGAGGTCGCCGGTCTCGTCGATGTCTCTCACACGGCAACCGTCACACTGATCCGTGTTACGCCGAAGGGTAAGCAATGGAATCGCAAGGTAGATGGGTCGGAAAAATATCCGGCCTCTACGGCTTCCAAGGTCGGAAAAATATCCGATGCACGTCGGAAAAAAATCCGATCTCCCTCGGAAAAAAATCCGAGCAAGGTCGGAAAAATATCCGAGCCAAGGTCGGAAAAATCTCCGACAAATCAGGATACCAGTAATCAGGTAACCAATCAGGATACCAGTCAGGTACTGCCGGCCAGTCCTGCTGCGCAGTCGCTGCCGGTGGTAGCCGACGCTCGCTGCGAGATACCTGCCGACATGCCAGGGCCGAAAGATCCCAGCGCGAAAACGTTCAAGGCCTGGACGAACTACGCCATGGCCTACCGTAAGCGCTATCAAGCCTGGCCCGTGTGGAATGCCAAGTCCGGTGGACTGATCGCCCAGCTGGTCGACCGACTCGGCGCCGACGTCGCACACAGCGTCGCAGCGTACTACCTCACGATCAACGACGCCCGACTGATCAACGACTGCCACAGCCTGCCGGCGCTGATCGCAAGGGCCGAAAGCATCCACACCCAGTGGGTGACCAACCGCCAGATGAACGCGACCACTGCGCGCCAACTTGAACAAACCCAAGCGAACGTCAACGCCGCCCAGCAGGCCGCGCAGAACATCCGTGAGAAGGGAGAACGCAATGCTTTCCTGCGATGAAATCCAGCAACTGGCCGGCGCGATCTGTGCGACCGCTGAAACCTTGGGCCAGACCGTGAGCGCCAACGCTGCGCAGATGATCGCCGAAGACCTGGCTGAGTACGACGTCGACACGATTGCAACAGCTCTGCGCGCTTGTCGCCGGGAGCTAACCGGCAAGCTCACTCTGGCTACAATCCTGCAGCGCGTGCAATCCGCAGATGGGCATCCCGACCCGAACGAAGCGTGGTCGATCGCCCTTACGGCATCGGATGAGTCCGACACCGTGGTCATGACTGAAGAAATCCAGCTTGCCATGGCCGCATCCACGCCAGTGTTAGCAAACGGCGACAAGGTGGGGGCCCGCATGGCTTTCCTTTCCGCCTACCAGCGGTTTGTCGATGCGGCTCGGAAGGATGGAAAGACAGCGAAATGGCGTACCAGTCTCGGTACTGATCCTCAGCGCCGTGTTGCCGCAGTCGAAGAAGCCGGGCGCCTTGGCCGCCTCCCGGCACCAGAGGTTCGCGAGCAGCTCTCTCGCCTTACTCACGAACCGATCACCCAGGACGGCGCTGCTATTGCGGGGTTGGTTACTGGGCGCACCGCGAAGCCCAGTGAGAAAACGCGCCAGAAGCTCCAGGAGATCAAGGCATCAGTCCAGAAAAGCACCGCAGAGCGCGAGGCTGACCGAAAGGCTGAAAGTGAACGCCACCGTGCGCGCTTCGAGGCTCGCCGCGCCGAGCAACTTCAGGCGCTTGAAGAGCTCAAGGCGGTGAAACCATGAACTGCCTGACCGAAGCCCAGCGCCTCACCGTCGAGTCGCTCAAAAACACCGGTTTCAGCGTCGACTGCCGTAGCGAGTCCGTCATTC